TCATAGGTTCACCCATACCTGGCCTTCGCTGACCTCAAGGATGCCATCAATTTGTTGGTTGATTTCGCTGCCTCTCAGGGCGTAAGTCACCTGAACATGTAAGGTATTGGGCAAGTCCGTTCTCTGATTTACCTGAATCATCGTGATTTCCGCTCGCGGTTCATAGCGCAGTACCCGCTCTTCAATGCGAGTTTGGATTTCTGCTATCAATGCATCATTGATATTGGCAAACAGATAATCATTCAGGCCACAACCATAATCTTCACGCATAATGCGTTCGCCGGGTTCAGTGAGAAACAGAATTTTCATGCTTTGGCGAACATTCTCTGCCCCTGATGCCATTTGGACACCGGTGGGTATTTCTGGATGCGTATTATCTTTAATAAAAAATTGTGGCGGAAAAGCCCAACCCCGACCATAAATATCGGCTAATATGTTGTTTGTCATTTCGCTGTCCTATTATTGTGTTAAATTAATTTTCGCACCTTTAATATCGACGCCGGACTTTCCAGCGGCTGACAGGGATTTTTCAGCCTGTATATTAATTTCCTGGGCTTTGGTGACGAGATTCTTCGCTGAATCTAGCGTGATATCTTTATCCTGTTGCAGTGATAACGCATGTTTTCCGCTATTAAGGGCGGCAATTTTATCTTGATGATTGAACACTAATGCTTGTTGAATATCCCCTTGTTTAATAACCAAGGTTTTTATGGGATTTTTTTCGCTGGGTTCTATTGGTGTTTTATTTTTCGGGTTGTGCATGGCGCCTAATATCACCGGGAAGCGGGGATCACATTCAAAGAAGCCGATAATCACCTCATCCCCCGGTTCCGGGTAGAAACAGAACCCGCTTTCATGACTGGCATAAGGTTTACCCAGTCGGGCAAAAAGCACGCTGTTGGTTAAATTTAACGCCGGTATCCTGACCGGAATACGGTCCAGTGACTGCTTGTCCTGTTGGTATTTTTCCACCATCCCCACATGCAGCTCTTTAACCTGCGGGACCGCCGGTTCTGTCTCCGGCAACAGGCCCAGAGTTAACCGGGTACGCCAGCCTTGCCGCTGATTGATGGTCTGACTGACGCCGGTGATAATCCCTTTACCATCCATCCCTTGACCAAAGCCGTTTAGTGCCAGAATATCCCCCGGTTGATAGCGGCTATCCCCCGCAACTTCAATATTGCCGGAAACGTTATGGCTTCGTAGGTGATTCATCATGCCTTGGGCAAGATATTTGGCTTGCTCGTTATCTTGCGGATAGCTAAAAACCCATTGCCATGCTTGATTGGTTAAAGTTGCCAGACTGTCTGGCGCGAGTTGACCACTGCCAAGCTCGCTGTTTTTTGCCTCAGTGGCCTGAGACAGTTTTTGTTGTGCGATATCCCAGGATTGTACGCTCACCGTTTTGGGGTTGTGTCGGTTATCCCATTGCAGATCTGCCTCAAACAGCACAATGTCTTGATCGCCGGCACGTTGCTTAATGGTATGCACGGTTGATTGATTAAGTGATTCCGGCGTTGCCAACGTGACAGTTTCGTTACCGGGTAATAACCAAATATTGGTCGCGGCCAACCGATTTTTTAAGAATTTCCAGTCATGGCAGCGAAACTGGACCATTTGCTCATGCTCAGTTTTAAGCTGAGGCGCCTGTTTTATCGTGACGGGTATACCTGCCTGACTGAATAGTTTTCTGATAATGGCTTCATCACTTTGCTGACTGAATAGCTGTGAATGGAAATTATCAGTGAGTTTTTGCAGTGGATGTTTCGCCGTTAGAGTAATCAGACTGTCCTGACCTTTGAACTTAAGCGCTTGCCGAACAATGATCCCCTTAAACAACACGGTTTTTTGCAGTTGCACGATCAGTGCTTGATTGGGCCGACAGCTTGTCAGTTCAGCTTGCGCTTTAGCGGTAAAAATCGCGTTGGCGTCGCCGGCTACGCTGAGAGTGATGTTGGCTGTGGGGATACCGTTGATTTGATGGTTTACGGTCAGACTAATGACAGAAAACTGGCTGAGTGTTTTTCCCGCTATTTTAATCTCTATCGCCGGTATTTTCATGCGCCCCCCTGTGCTTGTAGCGTTTGTCCCGGGGTGAAATCATCAAGATTATCCAGATCGTTTTGCCAAGCGAGGGTGAGGTAATCAATACCGCCTGCTAGAGAAGCCCCGGCACCTAAGGCGATTAACGGCAGAGAGAGCATATCGGTCACGCTGACTGCGGTGATTGGCGGTGATTTTAATTGTTGCTCAGTGGCTTGAATAACAAAGCTTTCGTCCGCGACTAAGGATAGGGTGGCGCTAGCCCGAAGTGGAGTCGCATCACGATCAAATAGGGTGTAATTAATCGCAAGGCCGCTGGCTCGGCAGGCGAAATAACCTTTGTTTTCCCAACGCATTTTGCCCCATTTGATTTTGAGGAAGTGGGGAACGCTGGTGCTGGCATCCACTGTACACAGGGCTTTCAGCGTCGCTAATTGGGTTTCTACCGGGATATTGTTGCCCGGCATGGTCGCGTCAAATAGCAGGACTAACGTCAAACCGGCGGGTTGCGATAGCACATAGCGGCTGCTTTGGCTGGCATTGTTAATGCTTTCATCTTGTTGGTAGCGGGTTTGATAATCGAGCTGAATCCCATCGGGGTTATACATCGCCTGTAAGCTGCCTACGGAGATTTTCCCTTCCCGGTCTTTAAAGGCGGTAAGGGTGAGTTTGGACAGGCTGCGCTCAATTAAGCTCATAATAGCCTCCTGTTTCACGCAACGCCTCTAACACTTCCCGTTTGACGATCTCGATCAGACGGGCGTTACCCAGCGTCTCCTGAGCTAATGTCTGTGGTGTGACGGGATTAAGTGTGATGGGATTACTCGCGGAATCGGTGACTTTGGCCTGAATAATCAGCTCCTTAATTTCGACGGTCATACTTTTACTCCTAACCAGCGCATATCCTGATAACGTAATTCCAGTGAGTTCACCAGAACGGTGTTGCTATTGGCGTCAAAATCGCCGGTGGACCAGCGCACCGGTAGTGCGTTGCTTAATGTCCAGCTTGCCACGGGTAACGAATGTTCATTCAGTAACATAATCACGACATCGGCATAGACCGCTTTTTCGCCACGCAGGACGCGATCAAACACCAGCGTGAGTGGTGTCACTGTCATCACGCCACGCTCCAACACTAAGCTGCCGTGTTGGATTTTTTCAGCCAGCCAGGTATTTCTGGCGTTTTCCCCGCCTTGGCTGTGTTGGGTAATTTGTAACTCACGGCTCAGGCCCGATATCCGTTGAAAGGCGATATCGAGCGGACTGGGAATGTTGTTAAAAAGAAAACTGGCGATAAAACGGTGTGACACTGCCGGGGTGTAGAGGTTGTTCATATTTTGCCTCTGTTTAACTTTTGCTGCTGTTTAACTTAGCGGGTGGTGCCGGTACGGGTATCGAATGTCAGGCTGAGCTCAATAAATTCGGCTGGAATTAAGACCGCGAGGCTGATTTTTATGATCATTTTTCCGGCCTGTATATCCGCTTCACTCATTGATTCACCCACACCCAATAACACCTTGAACGCTTGATCTTCTTGGGTGCCTCGTAGCCCGCCGTTTAACCATAACTGACGCAGCCAGTTATAAGCTTGTCCTTTAAACTTCATCCAAGTGATAGCGTTATTGGGTTCAAAGACGAAGGCTCGGCCTAGTTGAGTCATATGGGCTTCGATATAAGAAACCAGACGGCGGATCTGGATATAACGCCAGAGGGAACCGGGGGTATTGTCCAAGGTTCGGCATCCCCAGATCCTAATGCCTTTACCGGGAAAGCTGCGGACCAGATTCAGTGAGGCGCCATCCGGGTTAAACAGCGCATTGGCTTCAATATAAGCGCGTACCGGGCTAATCACTTTGGCTAACGCGATGTTGGCGGGAGCGGTCCATATACCTTGTTGATTATCGTTACGCTGGATGATGGCAGCCACTGCGGCGGTCGGTGAAAGCACGATAGGATTTTGCGCTTTATCCTGATAGGCGCTTTTTAGTCGCGGCCAGTATACGGCGCCCCATTGTCGATCAGCGGAAGAGAATTGAGTTAAACACTCAGCGGCTAATGTCGGATCGTCCGGCGCATCCAATAACCCCATAATGCCGCGTCGGCTCTTGCAAAGATTGAACACTGATTGCCAAAATTGTAACCAAAGATCTCTTTGGGTATAGGAAACCTCTGTCTGATTAAAGCGGATAACATCTGGGGTGATAATCAGGGTAATGTCGTTCTCTGCGGCAATCGTTTGAATCAGCCACGCTTGTTGCAGCGCGGTGATCAATGACGAAAAATCGCTTAATAGTTTCTCCGTACCCAATGACAGCACATAGGCTTGTTGACCGCCGTTTTCAAAGAAATGGCGCACGGAATAGTACATTAATCCTGACTCAGGAAATGACCGGGTAAAATCGGCCAAGCTATTGAGCTTGATAGCGGTTTTATCGCTGTAGTTTTTATTGACACGGTTTTTATTGACCGGAGAAGGGGTATAACCAATAAAAACCGGTATACCGATAAACGTGTCATCCTGTTTTTGGGATATCATATTTTCTGTGACGGTGACGCTCGGCTGTGTTATTTCCATTATCGTCTCCTTAACGACTGAATAGACGCGGTGTTTAGCCGCGTCTCAGTACGATTACTGTGCTACATGTTGTGAAAACTGAAGGATAATAAATTCAGCCGGACGTACTGCGGCCATGCCCACTTTGACAATCATTTTCCCTTGTTTAATGTCGTCGTCGGACATGGTGATCCCTTTACCAATCTGAACAAAATAGGCTTCTTGTGGTTTATTTCCCGCTAATGCCCCTTGTTGCCATAAGGAATAGAGATAGTTGTCAATGGCCGACTTCACCCGTTCCCAGGTGGGCTGGCTGTTGGGTTCAAAGACCGCGGATTGCATAGCTTGTTTGATATCCCGCTCTGCGCTATTAAAGAGACGCCGTACTGGAATGTAGCGCCAGTTGTCATCATTTTGCAGAGTACGTGCGCCCCATACCACAAATCCCCGATGGTTGAAGTAGCGAATGGCATTGATGCCCTGTTGATTCATGGCGCCTTGTTGATCGTCATTGAGCCGTTCAGTGACGTCACTAATTCCGCTTAGCACGACATTCGCCGGGGCTTTCCAGACACCACGGCTAACGTCAGTGGCGCAGTAGATTCCCGCCATGACAGCACTGGCAGGAATGGTATTGCCGCTAGAGGCTATTTTGCCCTGTATTGCGTTAACAGCTTGTTGGTAGACAGTGAGATTTTTCTGTTTGAGTTGCGCCAGATTTTTGATTGCATCGGGTTTTGTTTCTGCATCTTCATAACCTGAAACTGCGATCAGGCTATCTTCCACTGAAATAAGTTGTGAGACTTTCACCGCCGGATAGTAAGTCGCGGTTTGCGATTGCACATTAACGCTCGGTATGCTGGTTTTAGTTTGGCTGTCAGCAATCAGAAAATAGCCGGCATTCAATAATGTGGGTGTTAAGCTGCTGTATATTGCACTCTGGTAGGAAGAATCCTGTTCAGGGCAGACGATTAAGGTAATCTCCAGAGCTTGCTCAATTAACTCAGGGATTAATGCTGTGGTGGCGGTCTCTTGGGGATTAGCAACTGGCAGGATATAGCAAGGTCCGCCGCCATTTTGAAAATAAAGTTTTACCGCATCGCTACTTGTTGTGTAGGTACCGACAGTCACAGCGTAAGTGTAGCTGGAGTCTGCGTTAACAGCGATATTGGCAGTAGCAACGATATTAGTAGAGGCAACAGCCGCTGCATCGCTTTCAACATTTCCGGAAGGAGGAGAGGGAGGCGGTGGCGTTGGTTTAGTCGATGTTATGGCGATTGACGTAATACAACCGACATTAAATAGATTCGTAAAATCCAGCCAGCTACTAACACGTACTGCTTTTAGGGGGAAGCTAGTTTTTTTGGGCTGGAAGCGGCCGATAAAAACCGGGATTGCGGTGTTCCCGTGGCTGATGGAGAGCGATAATGACGCATCTTCTTCAATATAAACGCCGGGATAGGTCGGAGTTGTTGGCATGTTGCCTCCAATTATTGTGCGATATTCTGTGTGAACTGCAAGATAATGAATTCGGCTGGACGAACCGCAGCCATGCCGATTTTGACGATCATTTTGCCCTGCTTGATATCGTCATCGGTCATGGTGACGCCTTTACCGATTTGCACAAAATAAGCCTGTTCAGCTTTGCTACCCATCAATCCGCCTTGTTGCCAGAGGGAATGGAGATAGTTATCGATGGCCCGACGTACAGCTTCCCAGGTTGGTTGGCTGTTAGGCTCAAACACTGCGAAACTCATGGCGTTTTTAATGTCTCGTTCCGCGCTATTAAACAGTCGGCGAACCGGGATATAACGCCAGTTATCGCTGTCCTCAAGGGTTCTGGCTCCCCAGACCAGCGTACCGCTTTTAGGAAAGGTACGGATCATATTCAGTGCCTTACCTTGGTTATATTTTCCTTGCAGGTCGTCAGTCATCGGATATTTAGGTTGTAATCCGCCCTGAACAGGAACGTTGGCGGGAGCTTGCCAGACGCCCCGGCTATTATCGACACTGGCAAAAATACCGGCCATGACGGCACTGGGTGGAATATCAACCAAAGCTTTCTTTTCTCCCCATTCAGCGGTCAGCCAAGGGTAGTAAACTGCGCCATATTGAGTTGCCGGATAAGATTTAACAACATCGTCTGGTTGTAGGCTTGAGGTTATTTGGGTTGTAGGGCCATCAAAAATGGCGAATAATCCTTTGCCTAATTGACAAAGTGTCCCGACGGCGGTGGTGATCTCTTCTCCGGCGGCAACTAATAGCGTGACATCATCCAATACCGGAACTTGCTGTTCTAAATCTTGCGTTTTGACGAGATAAGCATATCCTCCGCCGTTAATAAAATAGGCACGCAGTGCGATATCAAGTTTATCGGTAGGATTAAATTGCCCACCTTTGAGTGTCAAATATTCCAGCCAGCTACTGACGCGAATATAGGGCTTACCTGATATTAATGAATTATTATTTGCGACGGCAAAAACAGGCACTGCCGTTGCACCCGAACGAACAGAGAGTGCTGGTGAAGCGTCCTCTTCAATATAAACACCGGGATAAGTTGGGGTTATTGGCATATTGCCTCCAAGTTATTGTGCGATATTTTGCGCGAACTGTAGGATGATGAATTCGGGTTGAACTAATGAGCCATACCAATGTTGATCATCATGTGTTAACGCATGGATAATTGGCGATGTCAGACAATTGTTTTCTTCAATATAAACACTGAGATAGATCGTTATTGTGATCTATTAAGGTGCTTGAATAGTGACTCGATCCGCGACCAGTGCTATTTCTTGAATAGCGATATCATTGCTGGTGGCGTCAAAAGAGGGGGAAGTGAATGACGTTGGGAAGGCGTTCGTCACATTCCAGGTCATTAGAATTTCGGTGCCAGCTTCGTTGGTCAGGCTAATGGCGATATCTTTTTTCTCAACTTGATTAAGTTGAATAGAATTAATCCAGTCAAAAAGCTTAGTGTCGCCAGAAAAGACGCCTTTACGCAGAGTAATATTGATCGATTGGCGTTGGCCCGGCATTTTATAGTAATTACCGGTACCATCTTTATATTCTATGACATCATGAGAGATATCGAGCCCGGAAACGTTGTTGAAAGGAATTTTCTCATCACCAATAGAGACAACAAACCGATAAGCAGGAATCGGATAGTCAACAGCAATTTGTTCTGGAGTTATAGCCATGATTTTTTCCTTGATTGTTTACATTTGAAATATAAGAAAAACGTCTATTACGTTGTTTTCCTTAGTACCTAACGATTGGGTATAGCTACCGCAACAACCTGATTTATAGAGGTTATTCTTTATATGAAATAACTTAGAATCTATTTCATTACAAAAAGGCCAAATAAAATAGCCTCAATGGGCTAGGTAGTTATTTGACGACTATTTAAATCACTTTGGTGTAAAGCTGGCTGATTATAAGCATTGAATTTCTAAGCGTGACTATTAATTAACAATAATGGTAATTATTAATTGATATAGTAGATTTTGATAATTTTATGCATCAGCATATCTTGATTGATTTCTATAACAGGGAAATAAAAACAGATCGTGACTTTAATCTTGGTTAATATTTCACATCCATACTGTTGCTTATTGCCAGATGGCTGTGTTTTATTTTCAGGTTATTTTCTATTGGTTAGGGAAAATGAGTTTGTTTATAATTTTTCTGATAAACTAATGACCGGGTAAACGCTAATTATAAAAATGATCATCAGAGAAATAATTTAGAAATTTTATTAAATTACAGGTAAAATAGTTTTCTTTTGCTATTGAAGATAGGTTGGTGTTAATAAGAATAACCACCACTTAAAATGTTTAGTGGGTTATTGATATCAATAAATAGATTAATGATGGTTTTTGAGGAGGATAAATAAATATTCTTATTTGGAGATGGTGTGTTGTTTTGATTATTTAATCTATGGGAATGACCATGCTGTATTCTGAGTATTGCAATAATGAAATAGAATCAGAAACCTATTGATATAATGGCACTTTCTTTTTAAGAAAATGGCCATTATATGAAAATAATTGTGATATAACGTGTTTTACGTATCACAATAGTGAAATGCTAAATTCCAATTAATTTATCAGTATTCTCTTCAACAATCATAATATCTATGCCATTTATCTTAATCACGGCGACCTGACTACTTTTCCATATTGAAAGAATATTCTTTATTTTAGGTAAATAATCTGAATGGGTAATACCGGAAGCTTTAAGAGTCACAATTCTATTTTCCTGATTTTCATTATTGACTGTAACGAATTCAGTGATTAGCTCTACTTTAGCCAGGGCAAGGCGAATATCTTCTGTACCACCTAAATCTGCACACAATTTATTTTCCAGAGCTTGATTGATTTGTGAATTATCTAGGTTTGATTTTTGATCCACAGAGGAGGAGGTTTTGCTGATTGGCATTACACTGTTTTCAATATTATTAAGTTTCATTGGTACGGTAATTGAGTATAATAAAGAGAGACGTGGGCGATTGCCAAGAGCCTGCCAAAAATTACCCAAGCTGTTTAAATTCTCCTGTTGTGGAAGAATTCGGGTATAGGCACCGGGAATGCCGGTTAATTGACGATTGTTAATTAATGCATTCAAAATGCGAGTCATGACTTGTGCTGCCTGATTATCCGGCTTACTGTCCGGGTTGGAACTGTCACTTGAGAGCTTATTTGCACCCCAGTAAGTGATTAGATAATTACAATTGATATTGATCCAACCAGGTAATAATGTATTGGTTGCTGGGTTATAACGCCTTGGTTCGGCAGAGCGTAATTTTAGATCTTCATGAATATCATAAAGAAATATGCTTACCATCGGTTTTGATTGAATGGAATTGATTTCTGGCAAATCAAAGTGGATATCAATTTTTTGACTTGGGATGTCTAAATATTTAATTAGAATGTCATTTAATGCTTTATTAATTTCAATAATTTCATTGTCGGAAGTCATTACAGATGTCATATTAACTCCAATTTTATCGAATGTTTGAAAAATCAATCAGCCAGTTTTATTTAGTTCAGGTATCACAGCTCGTTTTATATTTTTGGCGTAATATTTCATGGAGATAAGCAAAACAGATAATAACAGATCAATACGTTCCAGATGGGGATAAATCTAGTGTAATTCAGCCATTTTATAGAGGTTATTGGTAAGTAAGTAGTCCATATAAATCTTCTAAATGTTTTGCCAGTCGATGTGTAAAGGGCTAGCCAGCCAGGGAAGTTTTGCGATATTTAATGGCCACGGCCAATCGGCTAATAGCACGTCAAACGATTGACGCTGTACCGTGATTTTGATTTCCTGCTCATTTAGCAGTAATTTCCCCGGTCGTTGTAGAAACAATTGGCGGGAGTCATTACGGCTTAACTTTTTCCAGCCAGGAAGTTGGTTGATAATGGCATCTAACCATTGATTTATTATCAATTGTTTTTCTGGTTCGATAGGGATTGATTTAATATCTTTATCGGCCATTACCCCACACAGAACGTAATTCAGCGCTTTTCTTTCTACTTGTTTCTCTTCATTTCCCCAAATCAGGTAGTCAAGAAAGTCAACGGCACTGAACTGGGCCTGACGATGGATAAATTTCTGTGCTTCGAGTAGGCCAAGTTGATTAAACAATGTGGGGAGTGTCGGCCATAAAATTAATATTCCGGCATTATTTACTTGGTATTGAAGGGGTTGTTCAGATAATAAAACCCGTTCATAGTGTGGCCGGTTGATGGTTCGAAGTGGGTTATGGCTATTCCTTCCTGTGACTGATGTATTATCCGATGTTGATGATGCTTGCCGATCTTTGGCAATTATTTTCTGATTTGTTGGACGTTGATATTGCTGAACGTTTGAGAAATCAATGCTGTTTATGGCTGATTCTGCATCAGACTTATTTTTACCTGTATTGTTTGAAGTAAAATAGGCTGGCAAGTTCTGATATTTCCGAATATTTAAAATATCAACGTGAGTAATAATTGATTCTTTGTTGGATATATTTTTGTCTGAGCGGTTTGGCATAAAGTATTCCAATAGATATTGGTATTCCTCAACCGACAGATGATTTTGGCAAAGCCGCGAAACAGAAACTGTTTGCCAGAGTTGTTTCAGCCAACTATTTAATGCAGTGTTGTGGATCATAGATTGACGAAATAACCTAATAACAGATGCAGAATTAAGTCCACCATTATTAAGTTCAGTTGTAATTCGTGAAATGATTTTCTCATTGGGTTTAGGTATTTCCTTGATATTATGCCGCTGTATATATTTCAATGCATTGAGTATCAGTCCCCCGAGGGGGACCTGCTTCTCCTGATATTGTAAATGGTTTACCTTTTCAGATAGTTTGAGGTTGATAGCGTTTAATAAATCAGGTTGTTTTAGAGCTAAAAGCCGTTGCAAACTTTGTTCAGATAAACAGCTTTTTGCTAATAACGGTATCCATTTATCTTTTAATCCTGATAATTGATTAATTAGTTGCTTAATGTTGATGTTTTTAATATTCGCTATTGCCTCCATTGGGTTTAATCTGGAATCTTTCTGATTTAAATAATGAATAAAATTCTCAGCATCAGCTAAGTGATTACTATGTAATAAAGATATATTATCAGTGGTTTTCTGAGATATCGGTATTTCTGATAGAATATTTTTATGCTGATTATTTATTTTATATTTGTTCAGTGCTTTACTCAGAGCTGCATTAAGACGTTTACGGAATAATAAATTAAAATTATGTGAGTTTATTTCTCCAAGATTTAAGGTTAATGATTCTAAATAGATATCTTGTTTAATGAAATTCTGACTAAAAAATAAATTAAATAATTTGTTTATATCATGCTGATTAAGCAGTGATCCATGTAATACTTTTTTAGCTACCTGTACGTTATTAGCTTCAATAGTAATGGCAATCCGATTTAATCGATTTGGTCCTTGAGTCATATTAATATGCCTCTTGTCATTAGGAATTAATGAGTCATTTAAATTTTAAATTGTGTAATATATTAAAGTTTCATCATAAAGGCTAAAATATAATAAGGTGACATTGTATCGACTTGATGTGTATGCACGGGAAGAGTGGTTGAGGCTGTATGATTATGGCCTCTTCCTCCACCGACTGCATTAGTATAAGGCCAGTGGTGATCACGATTATCACCTTTTGTCCATTTTTCACCTGACTCATTGTTTATTATACGAAGGTTCCTAAGCCCATTACTATCATCATGTAGTGAACCGAATCTCAAACCGGAAGAAGTAGTAAATCCACCACCCTGCATATGTTGGTGGTAAGGTATTTGATCTAGATTTAATATAGTATCATTCACCCTAACATCCATTATTTGTGTTGGATTTCCCCCACTATTAACGATAAAGGATTTGGTATCTTTTTGTCCTGTGGCAATATTTCTACTGGCTCCTCCGATATTAGCAATTGAACCACCTAGTATAAATCTGTCAATTAAATTCGGTGTACCATTATTACCATCACACAAAGCCCAACCTGTAGGGACGTTATTACCGGAGAACATGACAATCATTCCTCTAGGCAGGACTTTACTGGAATCAATACTGACACCGTTGGAATCAACAGTGATACCATTACTTGCTTTGATTGAAACTCCATTATTATCAACAGTGATGCCGTTACCTATTTTGACTGAGACCCCATTAGTATCAACATTGATACCATTAGAAGGCTTAATAGATAGTGCTTTATTATTAAAGAGTAAACCTCCGGTAGAATTAAGAGTTGTCTGTAAGGTTCCGTCATCTGTCAGACTTAGACCATCACCAGGTTTACCTGATTGACCGGGGGCTTGTCCGGTTGCTCTGCGGCCAATATCGGCAATATCAATCAGGTCGGCATAGTCGGTTTGTAATGGAATGCTGCCTTCTTTAAAACGGCTTTTTAAATCATCTGCTGAGGGGCCTATTGATTTAATATTGGTGTTTTCTTTACTAGATTCTAAATCGGACAATTCGTGTTTCTTTTCCATTTTTATCACCTTATATAGTATTAAGTAGTTTTGTTTTAAATATTTTTCCAATATAGCCGTATAATAAAATAGAAATGGTGAAGGATATTTAATTATGAAATAAATGTTTTTGGTGTTACATTAACTCTCTTTTTTCAGAGAAAAACTAATTTTTTCTTTTATCCCCTTTAGATTGAATCTGAAAATTTTCAGTTAATATATTTTCATTATTATCGTTATTAAGATGAGTATTCATCTTAATTTCTTTTTCAGCATAAGGCACATATAATAACTGATTATTGATGATCACCTCCGTGTTCCATTCAGTTCCAGATTCACCAATTACCTCAATTCGTTGCTGTTTGGTAGCAATTCTCATACTACCTGTACCCGTTGATGCAGAAGGTAGACGCCCTAGCGTTAAAGTTTCTAAGATTTTATATGCTTCGTCTCCTAAAGGAGCGCCATTGTTTTGCCAGCGCTTGTAGGTGCTGGCAAAATTCCTAAAATGTTCAGGTGACAGCCAGTGAATAATCATTGAAAGGTGAACTGGAAGTTCGGCTAAAATCTCAGTTTTTACCCACGATTCCAGTTTGTAAGGATCGACTCTGTCGCTCTCAATTAACTGGCGATTAATCACCGTGCTGACCACAAATGAAAAACGATCTGTTTTGGCATATTCTTCGCTGGAAAAATGCCAGCGGTAACGCCATGCTTTTGCTTCTGATGGAAAATCATTTCGTGAATCTACATTTCGTTTGAGTAATATCAAGCCCTTAATATGATCGAATTTAACCACTTTTGCTTTAAGTTCAAAATCAGATGCCAAATCAATGTTAACCAATGTTTTCTTGGATGGTTTAGACGGTGTAATCACATATTTTAACGTTATCTCATCACCCATTTTGATCATAGCAGGAAAGGGACTTTGGGCGCTGGAAGTAATCCATCGTTCATCTTTTGTATTACTTTGATATGCGGCACTGGCATAAACCAATTGATAATCCATATCTTCCAACCACACTGGACTATTGCGCCAGCGCAGATTACCTTGTTTAAATGCCTGCTGCACTCTGTTCAGATTGTGCTCAAGAGCTGCGCTGTTACGGATGCTAAGGGAGAATGTATCCTCTTTAACCTCAGTAATCATTTGGCCCCGCAATGTGAATTCTCTATCACCCTCAATAATAATCAGGTTAATCACTTGACCTTGCAGTAACTGGCTTGCTGTCCCTTGCTGAGTGATCTTTATTTGATCACCTTCAACTTCCAGAGAGTCAGGTCGTTGCTCAGTATCTAATTTGGCATCAGGTTTTACTGGTAAAAGTTGACGATGTTCAATCAGGTAGAAAGGCAGGTTAGCCAGATCCGGGGTTTCACTGAAACATTCTCCGCCCAGACCCAGTCGGGCGGCAATCCGTTTCTGGAGCGCAGATACTTTATCAATACGAATATTATTACGCTGGTAGGTTAGTTCCGGTTGCTGTGCCAGATAGCCACGTTGGGTGGACAGAAAATCCCGTGGATTGAGTGTGAGTGATCTGGCCGCACGCTGAGCGCCGAAATAGCTCAATAGATAATCCAGAATAGCCAGTTCTTTTTTGTAATTTTGTTCATGAATACCATCATCATTATCAATTCGCGCATCATTATTCAGTTTGTTAATTAAATCAGGCATTATCTTTTGATGAACATCTTGACTGACTGTATTCGCTTTAAAAGGCCATTGTGTGCCATATACCGTATTTCCCCGCTGCTTGAATGCTAATAATTTTGGTAATAGGTCAAGTTCGGCACAGCGATTAGCCAGCATTTGCTCAAAAGGTAGGAGAAATTGATGCAATTGTATCTGCTGTTGGGTATTGGCATAGGTTTGTAATCCATAGCAGGCCGGTAATTTATTACTTGCCGGGTAGTAATCCAGGACTTTTCGGTGTTTTCCCCAGTTCAATAATTCCGGCAGTGTATTAATCAACGGTTTTGCAATGATCTTTTCTTCTATCTGTTGTTTGGAAACGATAACTGTAACCCCACCTTTGGTGGTAATGGTGAGTGGGCTGGTTGGTGAGGTAATCAATGTTAAGGGATCGTCGCCCCATAACCTGGGGTAATATCCTTGGGTAATTTTCCAAGACCAGTTATCTCCCGGTAAAGGAGAAATGGTTTTATCTTCCTGATGTAATTCTAATGTGAGTTGGGTAATGTTTTGTACCCCTTTGATAGCCAGTAACTGGTTAACCAGATGGCTGAGGTTTAATATTGTCGGGTGGTTATAATCTTTGGCTTGAGGTAATTCTGGTATCCAGCCGTGGCGTAAATAAGGGCCTGAAAATATCTCTTCGTGGCTGTAACCCTGTTCAGTCATGGCCTGAGTGGTATAACGCGCGGGCTTTGGTAGAACTATTTGTTCTGCCGTCATATAAACTTGAGCGAATATATCAGCAATATTTTGGATATCATCATTAAGTTCAATACCAATCTGCAAAGGGAGATCGATGGGTTGCAGCCAGATAATATGACTGACTGATTCTCCCAGGTTGCGGTTGTCTTTCAGAAAAGTTTTTAAACTTTCTTGAGCCTGAGTTTGATTAGCTTCTGTTTTTCGGCTTGGAAGTAAGTAAAGCCAATAGTTTCCTCTCAGTGTTAATCGCTCACTGTCTGATGTTGCGTTGTTGATAAAACTGTATTCACGTTTCTGTTTGTTATACCAATATTCATAGCGTTGATTTTCAGGTTCACGGATCAGTAATGCATCATTGAAGAAGAAATAACCTGCTGTTTTGGCATCGGAGAGATCGTTGCTATGCAAATCCAATAAAGCACGGCGATAATCCTCTACAGTGATTGGACCGCAGGTGAGTATTTTCTGGGGGCCAAACTCCTGTGGAAAAATGCCGTCTCTGGGTGTTCGCTTCTTTTTATCTGGTTCTCCTTCTGGTGTAAGCAGATCTCGCAGTGGCAGCGAATGACGGTAGGCTAAATCCGATGCGCCATAACAACAGGCTTCCAATAGGGTGATACCGGGATCGTTTTCACTGGTATTACTCCAGTATTGGCTGGATTGCTGTTCAATAACCGCTTTGGCCTGAGTGAGTAAGGCATCGAAGGCAATATCGTCTCTAACGATGGGAAACAAAGCATCCTGATTATTCATGATCAACTCCTTGGCGTGGAGAGCTCTTTTCTGACCAAATTAAAATAAGCACTTCATTATCAGCTGCTTCTATACTTTCACCCACGGCACTTGCGGGCTGGTTAGCTTTTTTTAAGCTTAAGTTAGTGACTCGTTCAACCAAAGGTGATTGTTGGATGGTGGCTAATAACTGGTAGTAATCAAGGCGATTGCCGGGCGTTACGCCGATAGTGGTATTTTCTCCCCACGGCATATATGTTCGACTTAGTTCCTGTTGTAGCTGGTGGTGGCCGTAATCGGCATTAATACTTGGAATAAACACCAGTTGATAGCTGATCAGAACATCAATGTAGGTGGGATTATTAATCTCAATGGTTGTCCAGGCACTGCTTAACGTGTCTAACCATTCGAACATTTCTGTCAACCGGGCTGGGTTCAGGGCTGGACGTAGTGCATCATCGTTATCTTTGTAACGGCTATCAGGGATGACAATTAATTGTTGCTTTTCTGGGGCCGGGATTTTAGTTAACTCGCTGCTAGAGGGGGATTTAACATCAAACAGGCTGACAAAATGATCTTTCAGTAAGGTAGCAATGTTTCCCCAGCTCATCACCCGATTGCGGTGGGACAGTCGGGCAGGAACTCGCGCGAGGAAGGCTGGTTCGGTTTCTTGCGGGCGCCCGTTCCAAGATACCCAAGGCTGAGTGACACCGCTGATGGCAACTGATGCGTTGACTGGCTGTTTGATACTCCCTGCGGATAATCCGTTGATAAAGTGATCATTCTCAACGGTTTCTGCGTTGATTAAGCTGGCAGTTGTAGCGTTATACAGTATGCCTTGAATTCTTGGGTAATCTTGAGGGGCAATCTTATTGGTTATCTCGGCTTTCAACCAGTATCGACCGGTTGGCATCAGGGTTGCTTGATTTGAAGCATCTGGTGGCAATAAGGTGCGCCAGATTCCCCGATCAAACAGGTTGCGGGTTTGGTCGTCAACTAGCTGAGTTAATGGTTGCCAGGTATTTTTCCGATTCAAATAAAACCAGGATAAAGCAAGTGTTTTAACACCTTCCAACTGCCAGTACAGGGATAAAGTTTGCCCTGGTAAGACGCCGATAAAGCCTAAATAGAGTGCTTCGTTGGCTAATGAAGGGGGTTCTGCGTTTGCATCTTCCCAACCAAAAGGGGTCAACGGATAAGTGGAAAATTGCTTAGTTTTAGCGCTGAATTGAACCTGTAATGTACTGATTTGCGGAGTATAAGGGGGATTCTTACCTGTAGGATTTTGCCAATATTGAGTGTGCATAAAATCCTGTTCAGCCAGTTCTATGCGAATCGAGGCTGGCCAGTCATTGGGTGCAGGGGTGTTTGCAACAGGGTAGTTCATTACAGGCAAGGTAAAAGTGAGGTTTTTTCCTTGTGGTGCACTTGTTCCACTAAATAATGACTGAGTTGCATTGAACGCCTTTCTTCCTTGAGGCGTGACTAAATAACCCTGAACTTTAAATACGTCATTATTGTTGGGCTTAGGATCATACTTTTCATACCACGTTGAAAAGTTCACTTTAGGCAAGCCAACCCATTGCGGTGTAAGGGTAAGTGTCGCGTTTTCAGAGCCATACCATTCAGGGGCGATTAGATTAAAGCCAGAACCCAGAGAGGGTGATTGACTAAACGGAAAACTGGTTGAATCGGTTTGTTCAATACCGCTGTCAGAGGCATAGCGCACACTGCGGTTGCCGTTAATGCTAATTTCAATACTCGTCACTTTAGGCAGAATAAGGCCCTGAATGGTGCCCAGTTTTAATACTGGTACATCAAATTTCATCCCATCAAGGGTACCCGGTGGCGTAGTGGGAGCATCATCGGATGATAATCCGAGTTCAATAGTCGTTTTGTCGATAAGTTTTACTGACAAAGAGAGCCAGCGATTTTCTGTGCTGATCATAGCGGTTATATGCTTAGGATCACCCGCCCAACTGCTTGCTAGAGTCACTTTAATACGACGCTCTCCTGTGGGCATAGCAAACAGGGGAGTGGTGATCAGGTAGCCAGACAGAACCGGGATATCATTAGGTGTTGGGCTAAAAAGCCGGAGACCTTGCTCTGGTAATTCAATACCATTTGAGTGGTAAAGAGGTGTTGCGGATTGCCAACCATCATTATTTTTCCGGTACCAACGCAGGTCGGTCAGTGTTCCATGATTCGCCAGTAAATCCGCATCTGATGCATACTGTAACGGGGTTCCGGCACTATCTTGTCCGGCATCAAAGAGCGTTCCTTGAACCACTAGAGATTCAGCACTCTTTGTATTCAGGGTAACCCCTATGGCAACGCAATCCGCTTGGGCACTTCTGGGTTTAAGACCTAATAATTGCCGATAATAAAGATCACGGTGTCTTACCGGGAAAGTATTGAATAATATTTTGGTCGTTTCTAGTAGTTTTAAAAAAGCCAATACAAAAGCTTGATGTGCCGGCAAAATGCCATTTGCTTTGTTAACGTGTTGGTAAATATCGGCCAATTGCTGAGGATTGTTTTCCTGAATAAAGTAAAAGCTGTCCCAAAACTGTTTTTTCTCTTGATCGAAAGGGATTTTTTCAGCGTATTCTTTGAGCCAGTTTAAAATATCCAGTGTGCTTCTTTCATCAAGTTTAAAAGCCGAATCTGGCAAGATAGCGGCGAGTTTATTTGTTAACTCGGTGTGTCCCATATTTATACCACCTGTATTTGAATATATCTCTGATATATTTTCAGGATAGGGTTTTTATTTGAAGGCGAGATTAGATAATCTATTTATTCGGCACTGACAATATATTGGCTGGCAATAAAACGGCCTTTCCCCATACTTGGTGTCGTCATATCTGGTACGCCCATTTGAGTTTTTGCCGGTTGTGTCGGGGTGAAACGGGCAGTAAATTGTTGTCCGATCACGATGACCGTGGCAGTGCTGCGGCAAAAATTGGCTTGCTGGCTGGTATCTAACTGGGCAATGGTGACTATCCCCATGCCGGGTATTGGGTGGCTAGAGGTAATATACTGCGCCTGAAGTTGTACTTTTTTTTCGTCACCCAAAATGGCGATCTTTTTACCCTGTATTTGTGTGTGTCCGCTGCCTTTGATTATTGCTGGTCCTAGAATCGTGACTTGTCGATTACCGAATAACGGTTCGAACAGCAAATTGTCACCATCAACGATCAAGTGTTTGCTCATAAGTTCATCCGTACCCGGCCCTCGTTGACTTCAAGAATGCCGTCAAGCTGTTGGCTGATTTCGCTGCCTCTCAGCGCGTAAGTAACCTGAATATGCAGAGTATTGGGTAAGTTCGTTTTCTGGCTCACCTCAATCGTGGTAATGTTTGCGCGGGGTTCATAGCGTAGCACTCGTTCTTCAATCCGGGTTTGGAGTTCTGCCATCAGTTCATCACTGATATTGGCAAAGAGATAATCATTCAGACCACAACCATAATCTTCACGCATAATTCGTTCGCCGGGTTCAGTGAGAAAAAGAATTTTTATACTCTGACGAACATTTTCCGCGCCTTCTGCTATTTTGACACCGGTTAATATTTCTGGGTCCGTATCATCTTTGATAAAAAACTGTGGCGGAAATGCCCACCCTCGGCCATAAATATCGGCTAATATTTTGTTTGTCATCTCACTGTCCTATTATTGTGTTAAGTTAATTTTCGCCCCTTTAATATCGACGCCAGATTTTCCCGAGGCTGACAGGGATTTTTCGGCCTTAAGTGTAATTTCTTGGGCATTAGTATTTAGATTTTTAGTTGAATTAAGTGTGATATCTTTATCCTGTTGCAGAGATAACGCATTTTTTCCGCTATTAAGGGCGGCAATTTTATCTTGATGATTGAACACTAATGCTTGTTGATTATCTTCTTGTTTAATGACTAAAGTTTTTATTGGATTTTTTTCACTGGGTTCTATTGGCGCTTTATTTTTCGGGTTGTGCATAGATCCTAATATCACTGGGAAACGCGGGTCACATTCAAAGAAACCGATAATTACTTCATCCCCCGGTTCTGGGTAGAAACAAAATCCACTTTCATGGCTGGCATAAGGTTTACCCAGTCGGGCAAAAAGCACGCGGTTGGTTAAGTTTAACGCCGGTATCCTGACCGGAATACGGTCCAGTGACAGCTTGTCCTGTTGGTATTTTCCCACAATGCCTACATGCAACTCTTTAACCTGCGGGACCGCCGATTCTATCTCCGACAATAGGCCTAAAGTTAACCGGGTGCGCCAGCCTTGCCGTTGATTGATGGTTTGACTGACGCCAGTGATAATGTCTTTACCATCCATCCCCTGGCCGAAGTCGCTTAATGCCAAGATATGACCCGGTTGATAACGATGATCGCCTTCGACTTCAAAACTGCCGGAGACGTTATGATTTCTCGAGTTATTCATAATGCCTTGAGCAAGGTGTTTGGCTTGTTCATTATCTTGGGGGTAGCTGAAAACCCATTGCCATTCCTGATCGGTCAGAGGCACCAAACTGTTTGGCGCGAGTTGACCACTGCCAAGCCTGCTGTTTTTTGCTTGAGCTGCCTGAGACAGTTTTTGTTGGGCGATATCCCAGGATTGTACGTTAACTGTTTTGGGGCTGTGCCGGTTATCAAATTGCAGATCTGCTTCAAACAGAACAATGTCTTGATCGCCGGCTTGTTGTTTAATCGTATGTTCGGTTGATTGATTAAGTGATTCCGGTGTCGCCAGCGTGACAGTCTCGTTGCCGGGCAACAGCCAGGTATTGGTCGCGGCCAGTCGGCTTTTTAAGAATTTCCAGTCATTGCAACGGAATTGGACCATTTGCTCATGCTCAGTTTTAAGCTGAGGTGCCTGTTCTATCGTGACGGGTATCCCTGCCTGCCTGAATAGTTTTCTGATAATAGCCTCATCACTCTGTTGGCTGAATAGCTGTGAGTGGAAACTATCAGTGAGTTTTTGCAGTGGATGTTTTGCCGTTAGGGTAACCAGATTGTCCTGATTTTTGAACTTAAGTGCTTGTCGAACGATGATCCCCTTGAACAACACGGTTTTTTGCAGTTGTACGATCAGTTCTTGATTGGGCCGGCAACTTGTGAGTTCAGCTTGAGCTTCGGTAGTAAAAATCGCGTTGGCATCACCGACTATGCCAAGGGTAATTTTGGCTGAGGGGATACTGTTTATTTGGTGGTTTGTGGTCAGACTGATAACGGAAAACTGGCTGAGAACTTTTCCCGCTATTTTAATGTCTATTTCCGGTATCTTCATGCATCCCCCTTTGCCTGTAGTATTTGCCCTGGGGTGAAGTCCTCAAGATTATCCAGATCGTTTTGCCAGGCCAGGGAGAGATAATTGATGCCGTTTACCAGAGCAGCTCCAGCGCCTAAGGCGATCAGTGGTAGAGAGGTTATATCGGCTACTCTGACTGCGGTAACCGGCGGCGATTTTAATTGCTTCTCGGTGGCTTGAATAACGAAGCTTTCGTCTGCCACCAACGATAAGGCGGCGCTGGCTCGCAGCGGGGTGGCGTCCCGGTCAAACAGGGTGTAATTGATGGTGAGGTCACTGATCCGACAGGCGAAATAGCCTTTGTTTTCCCAACGCATTTTGCCCCATTCGATTTTAAGAAAGTAGGGCTCGTTGGTGCTGGCATCTATAGAACACAGGGCTTTCAACTTCTCTAGTTGCTCTTCTACCGAGATGTTGTTGTCGGGCATAGTGGCGTCAAACAGCAGAATTAAAGACAGACCGGCGGGTTGGGATGATGCATAGCGGCTGCTTTGGCTGGCACGGTTAATGCTTTCATCTGGTTGATAGTGAGTTTGATAATCCAGTTGGATCCCATCGGGATTATACATCGCCTGTAACTTGTCTACGGAGACTTTCCCTTCTCGATCCTTGAAAGCAGTGAGGGTGAGTTTGGACAGTCTGCGTTCAATTAGATTCATAATGGCCTCCTGCCTCACGTAACGCCTCTAATACTTCCTGTTTCACGATCTCAATCAGACGGGCATTATCCAGCGTCTCTTGAGCTAATGTCCGCGAGGTTGTAGGAGTGCCTGTAGAATCAGTGACTTTAGCCTGAATAATCAATTCCTTAATTTCGACGGTCATACTTTTGCTCCCAACCAGTGCATATTTTGATAACGTAATTCCAACGAGTTCACCAGGATGGCATTGCTATTGGCATCAAAGTCGCTAGTGGTCCAGCGAACGGGCAATGCATTGCTTAACGTCCAACTTGCTACGGGTAACGAATTTTCATTGAGTAACATGATCACGACATCGGCATAAATCGCCTTCTCGCCACGCAGGACGCGATCAAATACCAGCGTGAGCGGTGTTACTATCATCACGCCACGTTCCAGCAGCAGGCTGCCGTGTTGGATCTTTTCAGCCAGCCAGATGTTTCTGGCGTTTTCTCCACCTTGACTATGTTGGGTGGTTTGCAGCTCACGGCTGAGACCCGATATCCGTTGAAAGGCGATATCGAGTGGACTGGGAATGTTGTTAAAAAGAAAACTGGCGATAAAACGGTGTGACACCGACGGGATGTAGAGGTTGTTCATATTTTGCCTCTGTTTAACTTAGCGGATGGTGCCGGTACGGGTATCAAATGTCAGGCTTAGCTCAATAAATTCCGCCGGAATTAAGATTGCTAGTCTGATTTTGATAATCATTTTTCCAGCCCGTACATCGGCTTCGCTCATTGATTCATCAATACCGAGTAACACTTCAAACGCTTGTTCTTCCTGAGTGCCCCGTAGTCCGCCGTTTAACCATAACTGACGTAGCCAGTTGTAAGCCTGACCTTTAAATTTCATCCAGGTGATAGCGTTATTGGGTTCAAAGACAAAGGCACGGCCCAGTTGAGTCATATGGGCTTCGATATGGGAAACCAGACGACGGATCTGGATATAACGCCAAAGGGAACCGGGGGTATTATCTAGAGTTCGGCATCCCCAGATCCTTATGCCTTTACCGGGAAAGCTGCGGATCAGATTCAATGAAGTGCCATTCGGGTTAAAAAGCGCATTAGCTTCAATATAAGAACGTGCTGGACTTATCACTTTGGCTAACGCGACGTTCGCGGGTGCGTGCCAGACCGCCATTTGGTTATCGTTACGCTGGATGACGGCGGCCACTGCCGCAGTAGGCGAAAGGACAACAGGCCGATCTTGTTCCTGATAGGTGCTTTTTAGCTCCGGCCAGTATACGGCGCCCCATTGTCGATCATCGGAAGAAAACTGTTCTAAACACTCAACCGCTAATGCCGGATCGTCTGGGGCATCCAGTAATCCCATAATGCCGCGTCGGCTTTTGCAAAGATTGAGCACCGATTGCCAACATTGTAACCAAAGATCTCTTTGGGCATTCTTGGTCGTTTCCATCCGATTAAAACGGATGGCATCCGGGATGATAATTAGGGTAATTTCGCTCTCTGCGGAGATAGTTTGTGTAACCCACTCTTGTTGCAGCGCGGTAATCAAAGATTGAAAATTATTGTGTGTTCCATTAGTACCCAGTGACAGGGCATAGGCTTGCTGACCGCCGTTTTCAAAAAAGTGACGTATGGAATAGTACATTAATCCTGACTCGTCAAATGACAGGGCAAAATCGGCCAAGTTGGTGAGCTTGACGGAAGTTTTATCTTTAACGCGGTTGTTTTTATTGACGGGAGGTTGGGTATAACCAATAAAAACCGGTATGCTGATAAATGCATTATCCTGTTTCTGGGATATTAGACTTTCTATGACGGTTATGCCTGGCTGTTTTATCTCCATTATCGTCTCCTCAATGACAAAATGGACGCGGCATTCAGCCGCGCCTCAGTACGATTACTGTGCTACATTTTGTGAAAACTGAAGAATAATGAATTCCGCCGGGCGTACTGCGGCTATACCCACTTTAATAATCATTTTTCCTTGTTTAATGTCGTTATCAGACATGGTGATATCTTTACCAATCTGGACAAAATAGGCTTCTTGCGGTTTATTTCCCGTTAATGCCCCTTGTTGCCAAAGTTGATAGAGGTAATTTTCAATGGCTGACCGTACTCGTTCCCACGTAGGCTGGCTATTAGGTTCAAAGATGGCAAACTGCATTGTCCGACGAATATCGCGTTCTGCGCTATTAAATAGACGTCGTACCGGGATGTAGCGCCAGTTGTCATCATCTTTCAGAGTACGCGCTCCCCATACGACAAATCCTCGATTATTGAAATAACGGATAGCATTGATGCCATCTTGACTGATGGTTCCTTGTTCATCGTCAGTGATCCGCTTGGTGACATCACTAATTCCGTTAAGAACAACATTAGCCGGAGCTTTCCAGATTCCACGGTTGGCATCTGTAGCACAGTAAACACCTGCAATTACTGCGCTGGTAGAAACAATACCTACTTTTGCGTCCTGTATTTTTTGGATAACTTCTTGGTAGGTATTTTCGTCCTTCACTTTAAGTTGGGCGAGATTTGTTATTGCTGTGTCCTTGTAGCCGGTGATGTTTATGTTCTTATCTTCTGGCTGCCGGATTTTAAGCAGGGGATAATAGATTGCTGCTTGGTCTTGTTCTACAAGGCTGGCGGGTATGGCCGGTTTTCCTTCTCCATCTATATTTGTGTCGGCAATCAGGAAATATTTTCCGTGGTATTTGGGATTGTTAAGCAATGGGGACAGGCTGGCATACACGGTATTTTTATAAGTAGCGTCCAGCTCTGGGCATATTAACAGTGTGATATTTGCCGCTTGTTCGATCAGTTCTGGTATTTTCGCCAGTGTTTTTTCATCATTAGTGTCTTTCAGTGACAAGATATAGCAAGGACCACCACCATTTTGATAATAGAGCCTTAGAGCGTCATAACTTGGTTTATGAGCCACACTAATATTGGTGGCTGCTGCATCTATTATTGGTTTCTCTTCTAACTGTACAGGTGGATTGATTGGTGTTGATGTAATAGAGATCGATATAGGATCGAGCGGGTATTGAGTGGTGAAGTCCAGCCAACTACTGACACGTATTACTTGTAAGGGGGAATTGTTCTCTTCTGATGAAAATCGCCCAATAAAAACGGGGATTGCGGTATCTCCTTGACTGACAGAAAGCGCTAATGAAGTATTTTCTTCAATATATACGCCAGGGAAACTTGTTTTTGTGACCATGTTACCTCCAATTTATTATGTAATATTCTAAGCAAACAGCTTTATACCGTGAGTCAGCGAATTAATATGGGTAAATATTTGAGGGGCGTCAGGAACGGAAGAAATACGGATAGAAATTACGCTTAAAGTTTAAGGTACCTGAATGGTTACTCGATCTGCTGCCAGTGTTATTTCTTGAACAGCAATTTCATTGCTGGTGGCATCGAAAGAGGGGGTGGTTAATTTGATTGGGAATGCATTCGCTATGTTCCATGTCATTAAAATTTCAGTGCCAATTTCGTTGGTTAGGCTGATTGAAACATCTTTTTTTTCCACCCGATTGAGTTGAATGGAATTAAACCAATCAAAAAATTTAGTATCACCAGAGAATATACCTTTACGTAGCGTAATATCAGTCAACTGATATTGTCCCGGCATTTGATAGTAATTACCTGTGCCATCTTTATATTCTATTCTTTCATGGGAAATGTCGAGTCCGGAAACACTGTTAAAAGGGATTTTTTCATCACCAATCGAGACAACAAATCGATAAGCAGGAATGGGATAGTCAACAGCGATTTGTTCTGGAGTTGTAGCCATGATTTTTTCCTTTATTCATTGTTTACATTTAAAATATAGAAAAAGCATTTATGCTTTGTTTTCATTATTACGGGGTTATGGATAGGATATAGCTACCGCAACAATCTGATTTACAGAAGTTATTTTTTATGTTGGAGAATTTATTCAATGATTATTTAAATCATCTTTTGTAAAACAAAATAATTATAGGCAATGAATTTTTGGACGGATTATCAATTAATAATAATGGAGGGGATGTAATTGATATAGAAGATTATAATAATTTTATTCGTCGATAATATTTTGTTGTTTTCTATAGATGAAAAATAAATAACGGGATGTGACTTTAATATTGAATGACATTTAACATCTGTAAAGCTCTTTGTTGATGAATATTTTTATTTTTCAGGTTGTTTGGTTTCAGAAATGGAAAAGTCAGGGTAATTAATAAGGTTATTTTTTATTGGTTGGGGTAAATAGATTGGTTTTGTTTTTCTGTTTATGATTCTACCGATAAATTAATAATAAAGTCAAAAACTAATCGCATCAATGATTACTCATAGAAATAAATTAAGGTGTTTATTGAAAATAAATGTGATAGGAATGTGGTATTTAATATATATTGGCTTACATAAATATATTTTAAATAGTTATGCAAGTGGTTTTAATAGGGTATATACCCAATGGATTTCAAGATGCATCGCGACGGCAAGGGAGCGAATCCCCGGGAGCATAGAGAACTATGTGACCGGGGTGAGTGAGTGCAGCCAACAAAGAGGCAACTTGAAAGATGACGGGTATAGGAGAAAGTAAATAATAGTGCGCCACAGATGGCGCAAAAATTATTTGATCTGGTGCTGTTATTTCCTACCCATTGATTGGGTATTCTTGATAAGAGGAAAGCACATTATGCAAAATACGACATATAAAGACGGGTTAATCTCTTTTATTCCTTTGGACCAGGCATTTTATGCCAGATATTCGTGCCTTTCTTTTTGTATGAAGTGATATAATTCAGGGGAATCGGAGTAATAAATGTCAGCTCTTCTGTACGAGCGGGCATCATTGCGACGAATTCTGACTGTTGAAGAGTCTGATGGCTCATCAAAAATTCGGGATAATTAATTCCTCTTCTATCTTGTTTAATTTGCTGACCAATAGTTTCTTTATTCATCTCCTGCGGTATTAGTCCAGGAATTTCCATCTTGTACAGGTAGGCAGCGTGTCCCCCATATCCCCCACAATCTGTATTTATTCCTGTGGATACATAGTTCCTATTTGCACTTCTGACATGTCCTACCATATGCGCTGATGGTCCGTCACTAATAAATGCATCTGTCAATTCTTGCTTAATCTCGGTAACATGCTTTTTTGACCAGGGATAAAATCCACCTGCTGCTACGATTTTTTCAGGATCCCGATTATCTCCTCTGAAAATAATGACATCTTTTTGATCTGTCAGTTCTAATTCATGTATGCCAACCAGTAAAGTTGAAGATGCTATGCTATTAAAACTTGATGTTAATAATGTCTCAGGATCTATAGTGGAAGACGTTGGTCGATTAGCTGGTGATGTTGAACTTTCCGCGGTTGTAATAACTGGAAGTTTTGTTCCCTGTAATGATTTTGGTTTTGGTTTTGGTTTTGGTTTATTAATATTTACAGAAGAGCTGCTTGATGAAGAGGACATCGTAAATTGGGAAGAGGGTTTCTTGTTGTCAGATAATCCTTTTGCATTCAATGCCTTTATACGTTCACTTATTGTCAGCATACGGCTAGTAGGAGCTAAATTATCACTATCTATCAATGTTTGTGATGAGCGTTCTTTTTGCTTTTCATTTTTGTTAGATTCGTTTTCCATATTATCACCTATTAGTTTTGAGTAAGAAATATATAGAGGATAAATAATCATATTAAGAGTTTATGTTTAATTCAATAGCCTCACCTTACAGCATAATTCTGTACGTTTTCATTTTTTTATTTAACTATTTGTATTTTATGAAGGAATCACAAGATAGATAATTTAATTAAAGTTAATTTTCAGACTTGTCTTATTTTTTAATGAATATCTTGTTGCAATAAAAACTGACTAATCAGAAAAATAATAAAATAGATGGATTTTAAGAATGGGTTATTATAGGAAATAACGGGAGCTATGTTATAAAATACAGCTCCCGGTTTTTTTATATAAATTAGGGTATACCCGTCATCTTTCAAGTTGCCTCTTTGTTGGCTGCACTCACTCACCCCGGTCACATAGTTATCTATGCTCCCGGGGATTCGCTCCTTTGCCGTCGCGATGCATCTTGAAATCCATAGGGTATATATTATTTAACATCTGTAATACTAAATTTCACTTTGATGTAATAACTATTTTTACTTCCACTCTTTATATATAAATTATTAACATCTAAAATACTTGTTTCAAGTTTCCCATTTTCTACTCTTCCAGCTTTAAAATCTTGGGAGTTGCTATTAATGATATTTGCCAGATAGACACCCATCATGCTTAAATTTTGAATCTTTATTGCCAATGAGCGGAAACCTTCTGAATCATTAATCTCTAAAATGACATTACCATCTGATTTTTCTCCTCCTTTGAAATATAAATATTGTCCTATTGCTATTTCACTGAAATCAAGCAAGTTATTACTATATATATTGAAATCGGATAGAGAATGATTATCTGAAACTGTTTGCTCCTGCATTAATTCAGGGCTATCTTCTTCTTTTCCAGGTAAGAAGATATCATAATCTTCTCTTTTTAAAGCATCATCAAAGGTAATAATTTTATCATCTGTTGTCACCACGCCAATTACATATTCGCTATAATTTAGCGTGTTATGACTATTTGTAAATAATATAGATGTCAAAAGATATTTTATATCTCGCGGTTCATTAAGATATTCATTGATATTAATAGCGGCAGTATCTCGTTTGGTTCTACTTGAACTTGCAGCTTTAGATTGTGGCAGCGTTTTTAATTGTTTATTTTCCCAATACTGTTCATGTTCATTTCTATAGCCGCGTGTTACGGCGTAAGAGCGAGTTGTTGTTCTGGGTTTGCCATTATCCCAAATTTCTCTACACGCTAATACATGAATATTGTCATAATTTTTCTCCTTAATGAATTCAATAAGATCTTTAATACTGACTTTTTTATCAATAGGAACATTCGGGCTAATACTGAGTAAGTCAACCGCTGGTGTTCCATCATTTGCTCTTATTATTGTTTTTCTGTTTTCTATTAATGCCGAAACGTACTCTTTTTCTTTATCTTTTTCATACCATGAAAATTGATATTCTGCGACTTTAGGCACCGAGCTATTTTTTAATTTTGAAGCGCTAATACCGGTTGCATCTTCTGCCCTTAAATTGGTATGTTTTTCTATAACATTACCAATATTCTTTAACTGCTCAAGTTTCTTTTCAGTAAATAGCGATTTTAATAAGTCATAATCTTTATATCTGTCAGGGAATGCTGACCAGAATTTTTCATAATTCCCGCCAATAGCGGAATGAGGGTTTAATTTATTAAACTCATTAACAAATCGTTCAATAAGTGGATCATCTAACCGGTATTCATCTGGCGCCCAAAATATAAGGTTTTTATTTTTGGGAAATATAATGGGTCTGGCTGAATTTTCACGGCCGCCATGAGCGGAAAAAATGGCAGTTTTACTGGTGGCAGGAGTGCCATTTTTATTCCAGGCCGTATAGATATTGAATTTAGAGTTAGATTCATCAATCCCTACAATATAATCTGAATCACTGTTATCCAATATTTTAAATTTACCCACTTCTCCTTTATCCCTTGGCAAATAAAATGCACCCTGCCGAGTATCTGTTGTTGGCGATTTAACAAATGTTTTAGGTTTACTGGCATTTTCAGTCAGAATCTTTTCTGATGAATTTGTTAACGCTTGAAATTTTCTATATTTATTAATATATGCCAGCGCATAAGCTGATCTGGCTACTCTACCATTTCCATCGCCAAAAGGATGAATTTCAATTAAAGTTGAATAAATTAGGAAAGGATCAACACCATTAACACTCTTCGTTCTGGTTAAATAATAAGGAAGAATCGTTTGAGATGATTCCAGATGTGGAAATATTTGATCACCAAAACCACGGTAATATCTTAAATTAATGTCTGGTTTTAAGCGATATAGCTCATTGTGCAATTGCGTCAATACATTAAAATCACTGATATCTTTGTCAATATATTTGGATAGTACACTTGTGACATGTTGTGCATCATTCGCGTTTGATGTGCTTTTACTGACAATCCAATTTGCTGCTTTATTTAAATGACTGTCTCCTGGAATATCTTCAACATGAATAATTTTTTCCAGTTGATCTGAAAATGTGAGTTTTTCATCAAGGAAATTTGATATGTCATTAATTCGTTTTCGGTCATTTTTTAAAGCATAACTTCTTATTGTCACTTCATCTTCGAGTCTCCTGAAGGGTATTTTATTGATTGGATTTCCTTCATAATCTAATATGATTGAATCCTTTATCATTTTGTTGAGTTTTTCCCATCCAACAACTTCGGCCAACTCTTTGGCTTCTTGAGTTTTCATTAGGTGTGATTGTAAAACTTTTATCTTTTTCTCGGTACTAAATCTTGACCAATATTTCCGATCAAGAAATGATTTATACCTGTTTCGAATATTCTCTAGTTTCCACGGGTTAGTACCCGATCCAGGAATTTTTTTGATACTCTCTCTGGCTAATTGAGCATTTAATCCATAATTAACATTTATTTTTTTAATATTAAATTTATCAGTAATATATCCACCGCCATTTTCAATTAACTTTGCGCCGTTGGTAATTTTTCTACCGATTGCTCGATTACTGAAAATGACATGAAAAGTCGATGAAACCGTAAAATTAACCCAAGCTTCTTGTTGTAATGCGCTGCTCTCCTCATAAGTGTTCGCTATTGCGGATTGAATGAGTGGTATGATTGTATTGGCTGTGATGGTAACTAAATAACCTTTAATCGGGCTGACAGGGAGGATCATTGAGACCGCATCAAGAATTTGTCTGAGTATATTAAGATAATAATCAGCCATAATTTCACTTTCCGTATAGCTTATCTCATCCATATGTTCTATATATTTATCAAGAAATTCATCTACGGTGGTCCCGGTAGAGCCAGATAGTTGATTAATGCCTTCATTGATATAATATTTCACATCTTCATTATTTCTAAATCTATTGATATATTTTTCATAATCACCGGTAACATCCTGCAATTTAATTAAAATATTTTCAACGTCGTTGTTTAATAAATACTTTATGTCTTTTCCGCTATATTCAATTTTATTGAACTCTTTGTGATGAATATTTCTAATAAAATCATAAACGGTGAAGTATCTAGTTATCGGTTTGGGATGATTTTTACATACATCAAAATGTCTATTAATTTTAGGCTTGCATTTATCAAGTCTTCTCTTGGAAATAATAACAGTAATTTCTTGGTCTAAACTAACGCGATTACCCGCAATCTCTTTAACTCTGGATTCAATATACTGATAAGGTGATAATATTTTTGATACAGTTTCTTCTGCTGTTGCTAATCGCTGGAGTTTTGTAATAACGTTTTGGTTAAATTCACCTACTTTATTACTTAAAGTATTATTAAGCAGTTCTTGCTGCATTTCAAATGTGATCCCTTCAGGGAAAATGATTTTTTGTTTAATATCATCTGGTATATTGCCTTTCAATAATCCTAGAATCGAGGCTTCAACAATACTATCTTTAATTGTAAGTGGGGTTTCTATATCAATCTTAGAAGTAAGGTTATGTTCCTGACGCCACCCTTCAAAATAATCAATCAGAACCATATTATTAAACTCTTCATTATCAAAATTAGATTCATGATAATGATTTAACTCTTCGAAATATTTAGTCTTTAAATATTGTAGCGAAGTATATCCGTAAAAATCATAATTATAGGGAATATGATTGGACATCACGGTGAGAGAATCAGCATCAGGTTCAAATTGCCGATTTTTATTAAAATAGATCATTGCTTGATATTTATTTTCTAACTCAGGTGCTGAATAAGTTTGTTTATGAATATCCGTATGATGAAAGGCCCTGAAATACCTTGCATAAGGTTCTTGGTCTACTCTTAGGCTTTGATAATTAAAATGATTAGAGTGGTATATTTCATACGCTTTGGTAAAGTCTTGTTCAGAGAAAATCGCGATAGGAATATCAGAATGGTAACCGCTATAAAATGGTTCACTGATTTGATAATTGAATTTCAT